TGATGGGTCATGCGTATTCTACTCTAAACAAGAAGAAGCGCAAGACCAAGATCACCAAGGCGAAACTCGCCCGATGGGAAGAGGAACTTCGGGACTACAACAAGTTGATGAAACGTTGTGGTAGTCCCAAGTTGACCCTTGATCAGTACATCGACAAGATACATGGCAAGGTTGAGTCCAGACGTGAGTTCGTACCCTACAAGCGTGAGGAAACCCTCTTTGAGAGACAGTCACGTGAACATAGGGAGAAGTACCCTAGTCTGGATACCGTGTCTGGGGCCACTCCTAGAAGAGAACCACAGACGTATACGGGAACTCTGGTGAAGGGTATCGCCACAATGCATAAGAGCAATGCGGTTCCCGTCATTGATCAGAAACAGGCCGAAGAAATTTCACAGATGCGTAGGTAAGTCATTGATTTCAAAAGGAATAAACTTTCGCTTATTTTGAAAATAATGCTTGCCTTTTCTTGCCCCAGCGCTTATTATGTATATGTAAGTTGAGAGAAAGAGAGAGAAATGAACGATATTATTCCTGTTGACCTTCAGAACTTCGTTGGGATGATCCCCGCCGGTTACATGCTGGTTGAATACGAAGCCGGTAGTGATCCCCTTGACGGTCTTGTCCTCTACGGATTTGACGAAGTGGGTTTCGGTGGGTTCCAGAACCCTGCCTATGTCTTTGTGAACCAAGACCTCGGAGATATCTAATGCGTGAGATTCTTGAGAACTACCTCGCTGCTGCCAAGGAAAACCTTGCTCGGTATATTGAGATGGGTGATGAAAATGCGATTCGTGCTGGTGAAGGCATGGTTCGTGACTTTGAACGATTGATTGAGGAACTTTGATATGGTTGATGTTGACGGTCTTTACAATGATCTAATTTGCCTCTGTGAAATTCAGGGGGAGTTGTCTCCAGAAGACAACGCTGCAGTGGACGCCCGCATTGCGGAGCTCCGTAATCAAATCGCTGAACTCGAAGGAGAGTGCCAACTATGAATATCCCTACCTATGCTGATGGTTCTGTACGCCGCCGTTTCACTGCCGATCCTGGCCACGGTTGGTTGCGTGTCCCCCTGTCTGACCTAGACGAACTTGGTATCCGTAACGAGATCACTGCGTACTCTTATTTCAATGACAAGTACGCCTACCTTGAAGAAGACTGCGACTATGAGACCTACATGGACGCTATGAACAAGGCTGGTATCGTGGTCAACGTCCAGTTCGGTGCGGGTTCCAAGACCTCATCCTTTGTCCGCCGTCTACCCAACTTCCCTCCTGCCACGGAGGGCCGTTGGGCACGGTAACCCATTGATTCTTATGGGAAAACTTTTTTTCAAAATAGGCTTGCCTTTTCCTGCCAGATCGGTTATTATATACGTGTAAATTGAGATGAGAGGTTAAACCATGATCTATATGTTCGAAAGTCGGGTTCCCAACAAAGAAGTTGTTGAAGTCTTCATGGACAATCTGGTCAAGGAGTTGGGTATGGCCCGTCTCCGTAATCCTTGGATTGAAATTACCTTCACCAACAAAGACATCGAAGCTCACGGAACCTGCGTGGGTGACCGTGAGTACGCTGAGATTCACATCTCCCGTAAAGACCATGATGGTCGTAAGTTAAAGTTCCTTGAAATGATGCAGACTCTTGCTCACGAGATGGTTCATGCTCGCCAGTTCATTCGTGGCCAGTTGGACGCTGAAGGTAGTAACGGTTGGGTCTGGAAGGGTCGCAATGCTGGTGGGTTCGAATACGAGAACCAGCCTTGGGAGAAGGAAGCGTATCGTCTTGAGAAGGAACTGTTCCTCAAGTGTTTCCCTTTCCAAATGAAGTTCACCAACTAGGAGTATGACGTGATGCCTATGTTTTCCTATGATACCTTTGTACTTGAGATGTATTTTCAGAACAATGAAGAGTTGGCTACTTGGGGGGAACCTCCTGTATCATATCAGGAGTACGTCTCTAAGAACGAGGCCTTCCTGAAGGAGTTGTATAGACGTGAACAAGAAATCGAAGATCGTTAAGATCAAGATCAATCCAGTTGCTAAGAACCTTAACAAGTTCAACAAGCCTGCAACATATGTTGACCGCAAGAAGGCGGAGAAGGGTGGTTACCAGAAACACAAGGGGGAGCTTGAGTGAATATATTTGGTATTGAGTACGATGAGAAACGGGGGTTCAAGTTTCCTGATGCGATAGACTCTGCACGTTCGCAGTGTGACAAGCACGTGGTGAAGATGCCCCTTGAGTCAGCTCAGATGTTGTGTACTGTCCATCGTGTTCTTGATGGTGGTAACGAAGACCTCTATAAGATTGCACACCCCAAACACCCTTCGACTCTGTGGACTATGGAGTCAGATTCGAACTACCAATGGCACTACCGTCACTGGATGGAACTCTGCAAGGAGTACACGTATCGGTATGGTAAGGTACACAAGTCATGGGAGAAGTTCGGTAAGCGCCTCGCACGTGCGCCTGTGAACATTCCCAAGGGAGGGTATACCCCATTCAAACTTGCATTCAAGACACAACCTGAGTGCATTGTCGAAGGTGATCCGGTGGCGTCCTACCGGAACTTCTACAAGACGAAACAGTCTCGTTTTGATATGAAGTGGACGAAACGAAAAATTCCAAATTGGTTCTTGACAGATTAAGTGAAAGGGTATATAATGGTTGAACAATTCGATAAGGCAAAGAGGTATGCTCTGATTCGCCAGATAGCACGTAAGTTGGATGCTAAGAAGGCAAAGAAGAAGCGAGTAAACAGGATGTTGGAACGTGTTGATGATCTTGTGGATGTACGCTATGATGATCAGTCTGGTATGTACTGGAGTGATGAACAGAGGTATATCTCTACGCACTATAAGGATTCGATTTCTGTAAACAAAAATAGAGGAAACTTTGATGATGGCTATTGATCTAACTCGTGATGAAATGTTGACCGCTCTTCGTGAAGGTACAGTGTCCCTGTCCTTTGAGAAGGTGAAGGATGGTCTCATTCGTGAGATGAAAGCAACTCTGGTTCAGGATAACATTCCTGCTGATAAGATGCCCAAGGGCGGTACGGTTGACCAGAGTGTTGGTGGTGATGCAACTCTTCGTGTGTTTGACACGGACATTCAGGAGTGGCGTTCTTTCCGTGTAGATAAGGTTCTTACTTTCGAAAAGGTGTAATGTAATGGCAAACCATGTAGAATATAATCTGATGTTCGAACGTCTCACTGATGAGGCAATTGACTTTCTTGAAAAGACTTTTGAAGGCAAAGAGAGTCTCTATGAAGTTGACATCATCGATGAGGTTGGCCCCAAGTGGGCGACTATCGAAGACGCAAGTGCTGATCGTGAAATGAAGGAATTCTATATTATGGGTACTTCTGCATGGTCTGCCCCTTGGGGTCTTCAGGAAGTACATACTGAGGTTTTGAAGTATGCGCCTGATGCGATTGGTGTATTCACCTATACGGATGAGATGCCCAATTTTGTTGGTGCATATATCATGGAACCTGTGGTTGATGAAGAGGACAATACTCTCTATTCTTCTGAGGATGGTTCTCAGTTCGAAGAGGACGAAATCTTCGAACGATTCAAGACCAACAACATCGAAGCGGTTCGTTCCTTTGGATTCATGGACGATGTTACTCTAGATGATTACATTGAAAACGAAGAAGCGTATGATGTTTGGTCTGAGATGATTTGGGAAACCGCCAGTGAATTGCAGTCTGAAGTGATTGAGGATTTGCGACAATATCTTTAAGGTATAGATACTTCTATGACTAAAGGTGAAAAGGCGGCTAAGACCCGTAAGAAAAAAGAACAGAAGATGTTGGACGCCATGGGGTTCGAACGTAAGGCGCCTACTATTAGGCGCAAACGTAAACCCATGTCTGAGGAACAGAAGGCGGCTGCAGCAGAACGTCTTGCAAAGGCACGTGAAGCACGTGGGCATGACGGTTCTGCTTCTGTTCATGAATCAATTCGGGATTTACCTGAAGATCATTCTCTGCACTGGAAAAAAGTGCGGGAGTGGATTAAGGATAATGAACAAGCCTTGAAGGGAATGAAACACCTCAAGGATTCCAAGGACTGGAAAGAACGATCCGAATATTTAAGTCTACAGACTTATATTCATAACATGAAATCATACTTGAATAATGGCGTGTGGTTGGATTTTAGATATGGAGAACGTGGTGAACATAGAGTGACCCACTACTGTGTAGCGATGTCTTATCATCCAAATGGAGAACCTAATCGAAGTTACGGTACTTTTTATCCAGACATCAATCAAGTATGGACTAAAGAACTAGAGGAACTTTGGTATGGAAAAGATTATGATGCAAGAGGAGTCGTCAGAAAAGACAAGCTTCTTGACGAAGAAGAGTTTTTCGATGATGGTGGAAGAGACGGTGATGAAGACTAGTCTTGGTTACATGGACTCTATTCTCCATCTCTGCGAAGAAAACAAAATTGAACTTGAAGACGTAAAGAAATATCTCAACGATAACATTAAGGACAAGTTGGAGGTTGAAGCCATGAACTTGAACTTTATTCCAAAGGTTAATACATTGGATGTATAGTATCAGGAGACTTCTGTCTGAAGAACAAATTGAGGAACTGAGAACCTTTCCAGCTCCTTGGGTGGATTCTCATATTGAAGATGCCTCTTGTCAGGCAAGTTATCTGCACAAGTTTAGTTTTCCTCAAGAGACCAAGAATCGTTATAGTCAATTCAAGGGAACCCGAAAGGGCCGAAGCGGTAAGAATAAGGTAGTCCTCTTTGAATGGTTTGAAGAAATCAATGAGGTTATTGAGAAAGAGTTTGGCGGTAAGATTGTTGATTGTAACTATCTAAGGTATGATGTAGGAGACTTCCTCGTACCCCACAAGGATACTTACGATGGGTCTGTTGTCGATATGGACGGCAGATACCTAGATAGAACATACACCATTGTTACGATGGTGGACAAATCAGAAGACCTTGAAGGAGGTATTCTGGTTCTAAGGGATTCGGAGAATGGTTATTCATACCATGATCTGGATATTGGGGAAACGATTTCTTTCCCCGCTGGAATGATCCATGAGTGTACACTTGTCACACAAGGATACAGAGAAGTGTACGTCACATGGGTTTAATTTGTGCTTGACAAAAGCATAAATAATGTAGTATATTATGCAATACGTGGACAAACAAAAATACACGAAACATACGAAAACATACGGAGAAATATATGAGCTTTGCTAATCTTAAGTCCAAGTCTATGGACGTTTCTAAACTGGTCAACGCTGCAGCTGAAATGAACGGTGGTGCTACTACCGAAAAGAAAGGCTATGGTGATGATCGATTCTGGAAGCCTACGGTTGATGAATCTGGTAACGGTTATGCCGTTATTCGTTTCCTTCCTGCCGCTGAGGGTTCCGATCTTCCTTGGGCACGCTACTGGGATCACTTCTTCAAGGGCCCTACTGGTCAGTGGTACATTGAAAAGTCTCTGACTACTATCGGTCAGAACGATCCTGTGGGTGAACTCAACTCACGTCTGTGGAACTCTGGAATTGAAGATGACAAGGAAGTTGCACGTAAGCAGAAGCGCCGTCTTCACTACGTTGCAAACATTCTGGTAGTCAACGATCCTGCAAACACCGCCAATAACGGCAAGGTCTTCCTCTTTGATTTTGGTAAGAAGATTTTCGACAAAATCATGGATGTGATGCAACCTCAGTTTCCTGGCGAGGAACCCATTAATCCTTTCGATTTCTGGAACGGTTCGGACTTCCAGTTGAAGATTCGTAACGTTGCGGGTTACCGTAACTACGATAAGTCTGAGTTTAAGACTACATCTGCATTGTTCGAAGCGGATGAGGTCAAGTTGGAAGCAACATACAACCAGTTGTTTGATCTCAGCGAGTTTACCAACCCCACCACGTTCAAGTCTTACGATGAACTCAAGGGTCGCCTTCAGGTAGTCCTTGGTACTGCGGTTGGTTCTAATGTCACTGCACGTAACGAGGCACTGACTCAGACTGCTGAAGTGAACGTTGGACGTTCTGCACCTGAACCTGAAATCGTTGCTGCTCCGTCACCTAGTTTTGGTGCGGAAGACGATGAGGACGATGGTGATACCCTGTCTTACTTCGCCAAGATGGCACAGGAAGACTAAAGATTAAGGGGGACTTAGTGTCCCCCTTTTTTTATGCTGCACCAAACAGTGCGTTAGCGGATGTTGCAAACGGCCCAAACGCTGCATCAACATCAAACACAGGCGCAATAGTCGATTGAGTGTTTGTTGTATTCGAAACACTAGTATTGCTGTTACCTCCGAAGTTAAACGATGCAAATGCGTTTCCACCATTCCCAGCATTACCATTACCAAACTGTGCAAGCATAGTTCCTGCATTTGTTCTAGAACTAGAACTAGGCGCACCAACTCCGCCGTTATAATCATTTAACCAACGATTAGTATACTGTGCAGAAGTAAGACCGTTGTTTGCAGCTAACTGTCTTTCGGTCATTCTACCTTCTATGTTGCCGGTATACCATTCATTCGGAACCGCTCTAATGTCACCGCCACTCCTACGCAAGATGTCCTGTACATATCTACGAGCGACTTCATCTTGAATTTCTGGAGGAGCGAACTTTGCCCTAGTATACTGTTGACCAATACCCATGTTTCTAGTAAGAGTCTGCCATGTACCATCAAGAAATTGATAAGCACCAGAAGCTGATGAGGCCCCAGCATTTTGACCAACAGTATAATCTCCACCCGACTCTCTTAGTCTTATAGTTGATAGGATTTTTTCTACGTCAGCGTCCCTATCTCCTGTAGGAGTTATATCAAAATTTAAATTATCAGCTGCAGCTGAACCACTTGAACCACTTCCAGCCGATCTCGTTCTGGTTCGGGTTTGAGTTCTATAACTCGTATCTCTTGGGGGAGGAGTGTCATCACCAATAGCATCATTTCTTGTTCTAGATGCAGGAGAAGACGAAGAACCACCAGACAAACTAAATGTTCCATCACCACCCAACCATGTAGGTCTTCCTCTCCATGCACGACTTAGGAAACTGGTTAAACCTTCCCACATGTCACTAAAAAATCCGGTGACCTTATCAAGAAGTCCTGTGAGTCCATCAATGATATAACCAACGGGGTCTTCTGCATCGAACAGACCGACAACCCAATCCTTAATATCAATCCACATCTGACCAAGGGCATTGAACATGTCCGATATCATATCAGCAAAGCTGAATGAGTCTAACCACTCAGAAAAGTTTTCAAATCCAAGTTTACTGGCAATCCAACTAACCAAGTCTTTCAGAAGGTCAAGAGGTACACCGACTAGTCCTGATAAGATACCACCAAGAGCGCCGGAGATACCACCAATAATTTGATTGAATATCCCTTCACCTTCACGTGATTGCCAACCATCAATGAACCCCATGATACCATCATAGATGCCCATGATAACTGTAATAGGCCATGCAATGAACCTACCAAAGACACGGAAGATTCTAAAGATTGAACCAAAGAATTTTCCTAACACACCCGCTTTCCCGAAGATATTCGATATTACGCTTGTGATAGGACTTAATATTGCTTTTACGGCACTAAATGCTGTACCGAAAACCGATTTAACGACACGAAATGCCCTTCCTATACCAGAACCGACACGGCCCAAATCAACTCCAGCATCTAGTCCACGGAGAACTCGTGTTCCCTGAAGCAACATTCTTCCAATAGACCGGAGTTTATCGAATCCAATAGTCGCATAGTATCTAACTGCAAAAAAGAAGAATGAAACTCCATCTACAGCAGATTTAATAACTCTTGCTGCTTTACCTATTCCTCTCGCAATTTTGTCAAATGCGTTCCACCCTTTAAAACGTCCATTTAATTGACGTAAACTTACTTGTAGTTTAGTAAGACCATTAAATCCAGAATTGAATGCAACACGTAAATTGGTGAAGAATAAACTAACACCCCTGAAGAATCTTTGAACTCCCCGCACCCCGTCCATAATAGGTTTCATGATTCTTGAATTCAGAACCCTATTAAACATGTTAGCAAGTCTTCCCCTAACACCAAACATTTTTTCTAAGCCACGACCAAGGGCTCTGAATGTGTTTAGTATTACTCGGAATGCATCTTGTAGCGCTATTCGCATACCTCTGAAGAGAGTGCGTATCGATCTTCCAAGAGCTTTCATAACATCTTTTATTGCTCCAACCCAACCGTTAATAAGTCCTTGGACAAATCCAGCGAATGCAGCAATGATACCACCAATCATAGCAGTCCAAGAGAAAGCAGGCCAATCTATCTCAAAAGCCTTCATTGGGGATACAGAATCTTTCCCCTTTTCTTTAGCCTGTTTTTTGGATTCTCTACGGTCTTCTTCGTTCTGAAGTCTATCCTGCTTGATCTCTTCAAGAATCTCACGCATAGTCTTATTGAGGTCAGAAGTATTCTTTTCTGTCCCCTCTTGACTTTGTTTGATAGATTCATTACGAACATTATTTTCCTCACGCATGAGGTTAATAATGTTAATAAGACCTACTGATGATGGTGCTTCTGCCATGTCTTTTAACTCATTCTAGACTGTTCTTGTTTTCTACGCTCATTCTCTTCCTTAATCCACTCAACCAATAATGTAACATATATCTCCCTTTCCCACGGCATCATCATTTCTAATTCTGTCAAACTATAATGATGATGTTGCATCAACGAAAAATTGGTTTTAAAATAATTAACCAAGTTATCATGAGAAAGGTTTATGATAAAAAATCTTGCATACCTCTTAACATACGTTCGTTTTCTGCACCACACTTAATACATGTGAACTGTGCATTGTGTCTAAGTGCAGGCAATGATTCCAGATACTTCGCAAGTCGAGTGAACTGATCCTGTGTCATAGACTCTAAGAACTCTTGAATCTCAGCCTTAGACACTTCGCTCATATCAATACGTTCATCGTCTGTGAGAACGGCACTGATACAACTACCAATCATTGCAAACCCAACTTCCATCTCGCCCGCATTAAAGTTCACGTTAGAGATGTTTTTGTAAATAGGATATCGCATTTCGACACTAACGGTGTCGCTTAATTTGATAACATTGTTTTCATCCGGTTTCTCTACCTTAACAGTAGAAATGTCCAGTGTGTATTCGTTTGAAGCTTCACATTCAGAACACTTCATAACGATGGTTGAGTTCTCACCCACAGACTTTGATCTAATCTGAGTAAACAGATATTCAATATCAAAAGTCGTAAGAGACTTTGCATCAAAACCATCACCCTGAACACAAGCACCAATGGTGTCTACAATTGCACGTAGTGCCTGTTTCTGATCCTGTGTCTCCATCGCCATCATCAAGACTTTTTCTTCCTTGACCAAGTATGGACGATACGAAACTCTATCTCCCGTTGAGGGAATCGTACACTCATAAATCGGGTTTGTATTTAACTTTGGTAATGCCATTTCACGCTCCTAATCTAGCAATTAAAAAATCTTCTTGAGAAGTCCACCAACAAGTGCATCCCCAAGGTTATTATTCGGCCCTTCTGCTTCTAGTGATTTCCAATCACGATACGACAGTTGAACCGACAATTCGCTTATACCCTCTTGATCATTACCCAACGATATGGCGTTTACTGTTGTTGGATATGCTTCCAAGAGTTTTACGTGTCGAATTACATGTTCATCCGACCCAATCTTAATATCTATCTCGCCTTGACCTAAGTCGATCCCACCAATGTTACCTAACCTTCCAGTAATAGAAGAAGGCAATCCACCAAGGAACCCTAATTGTTTTTTAAACAAACTGAAGGCCGTTCCCTTTTGCAGTTGTTTGATCTCTACGTCTTTTACGTAATCGATATAGTAGTTAACTCGGTAGGTATCTTGATCATGGGCCAATTTCTGCCAAGCATCAAAATACTTTGTAATCGCATGGTCATTCATTACGTAGAACGACATGTTAATGTCAGTCGTGGCATAACCAGAAGCAACCTTTCTCATTACCGTACCAAGTTGCTGTTCCATAGACATAATCTGTCTGCCCGGCAATTCTGTCATTTTACAAATAACATTTATCTGTTCGGAAGACACACCAGCCAACGGAGGTAAAATAACCTGAAACAAGTTCGCCATCGCAAACCCTTGGGATTTGCTTGCAGCTGATTTTAATTGTTCTATACTAGCCATTTATCATAACCCTTGAATCGTTATATACCTTCTGTCTGTTTCTCTTTCTCCAATCAGCGGTTGGTAAGAAAGTTGCAATTTCCCACTCAGGAGCAGGAACCTCAGCGAACTTACTCTGAACGTGTTTGTTCAGATAGTGTTTCAGACAGGGTTTGTAATACTTTAACTTGGAGGTTTTCTTCAAGAGTTCGTAGGACAAATCTAATTTAGTGTTGTCTGTAAGATTTCTTCCCTGAATATCCATGAGTGCATCCAGAAACTTTGCTCTCAACAGGGGAGGTAGATAGTGAAGATTTAATCCAAGGAAACCGTCCTTTGCAGGCCCAATAACAAACACCAAAGGGAAGACATCGTAGTACGGTAGGGTGTCTTTGTGTTTGGGGTCATAGAAGAACATATACATTCTTCCAGTCACGTTATTCGATTTCTTTTTAAGAGGCGCCTCTTGCATCAAGTTGGTACGATTGATGCTTCTCAGGTTCGATGCTTTCTTCATGAACCACTCACGGGATTCCTTTGTGCGAGGCGTGATGCCAGCACGGAACGCCTGTAGTTCCAATCGATTGATAATCTGTGCGTTTGCAACTCGTGCCAAGGTATTATCCTCTGTTAATTCCTAGTGTTATTTATACAGTTTCATTCAATCTTCTCCACCGTCTTTTATCTAATTCAAAGTCAGGGGATACGTGATTGATGAGTTTGTCTATAGGGTCTTTATCGATGTCAAACACTAAGAAGTTAGGGTTGTCTTTGAAATAGAATTTCATGGCCTTTTCACGAGATTTCTTTTCGAATGTCCACTTTGCTAACAATTCATCTTGAGTACAACTGTTAAACTTCATACACCTCTTGACAAATGCGCCGTTTTTATGATATAATCTACTTCTTAACCAGTCATCAAGATTTCTTGTTTGTAAAATGAAGTACGAGTCTGGATATTCTTCGTGGAGTTTTTTGTAGTACTTGTTGCCTTCTATAAATGATCTTTGTTTTGAATACAACATATCACTATATGCATGTGCATTTTCCATATCGTGAAGTATTGGTCTACCTTCGTTTATGTTTTCATTCATCTTTCTGGCTATAAACCATGATGTATCATTCACACGATATAGACAGTGAACACTAACATATCCGGATGCTCCCACAAGATGGTGCAAGGATGTGGTTGCAGTCTTGTTGAATCCTATGAAGAATATTTTCTTATTCATTTCTTAATTTTTTTGGGGAAGGGTTTTAATGGTTTTATTGACTTAGGTAGAATACCCATAGCGGACAATCGTTTCTCAGTCCATATCTCAAACTTCCATCCCCGTTCCTTTGCGTATTTGTTTGCGGCTTGCCATTTGTTCTGGTTCTTGACATATGTGAGAGACTCTTCCAACATACGTTTAGTCCTTCGTGATCCGGTAGGTGGTCTGGTCTCACGGTCTGGTTTTATCTCAACCATGACCACATTACCGTCTTTATATTCTATCCATAGATCAACGAAATATCGATGATATCTTTTGTCTGCCTCGTATAAGTATGTAACAACAACCTCTTCACTGGCCCAGCGTTTTACGTCTGAACTGTTGTCACACCATTTGAAAGCGTGTTTTTCCCACAGTGATCTATATACTACGCTGTTGGGGTCACCAACATACTTAGTCTTGTTTTTTACGGGGTATCTTCCAGAATACGCCATGAAAATCCTTATAAATAAAACCAGAAACTTACAACTTATTTATTAGGTTAAAATATGTATCGCTATCCAAAAGAATTCTCCAATGAGTATGCTGGTGCAGTCATGTTTTCTTTAACAGGCTCCCAATCTACTCAGACAGACGCTCCAACCCCACCGACTGAGGATGTTCAAAATGCATCTGAGGAAGGTGGGGATAATACTCCTTCGGCCGAAGAAAGTAGACAGGAAGGAGAAAGTTTTGCCGGTGCGGCACCAGAAAACCAATCCACAGCAGCAACTACGGTTGATGTTGACAGAGACGATGAAGATTTCAACGGCCCCGCAGATATCGATGAGATCGTTGTGACGGCATCCTTAAGCAATAGGGTACTCTTATATCTCCCGCCTGGACTCCAGTACAGAGATAATGTTGTTTATGATACTGTTGATCTTGGTTTGTTGGGGGCGGCCGCAGAACGTGGTGCGGGTGCAGCTTTAAGAGGAATGGGCAGTGGTGGAATTGGTGGAATGGCAAGTAACATAATGTCTGAAGGTGCTGCTTCAGTAGGAAGTTTGATTAATTCTATTAGACAAGCAGCAAGTTCAAATCTACAGACCGATGTAGCTAGATATGGTATGTCGCAATTAGCGACTATGATCCCTAATGCCGGTGTCCAAGGTGCTGTTAGAGGTCAACTCGGAGTAACTTCAAATCCTAATACACGTGTACTCTTTAACAAGGTTAACCTGAGAGAGTTTGCTTTTACATTCAAACTCATTGCAAGAAGTGAGGCAGAAGCTAATGAAATTCAAGCAATTGTTAAGTTTTTCCGGAAAAACTTATATCCCGAAACTTTTCCTGTAGGTGGCATTGAGGGTCTTGGATATAAATTTCCACAAAAGTTCGAAATTTATATCGACTATGGTGGTGATTGGGAAGCTCCAAAAATTAAAGATTCTTATTTGAGAGACGTTAACACAACAATGAACGCTTCGACAATGGCAATTCTTCCTAATGGTACACCTTTGGAAGTAGATTTATCATTATCATTTGTTGAAAGTGCGGCTCTAGACAGAGCAGAAGTAGAGGCTGGATACTAATGTCATCAAAATATTTTAAAAACACACAACTTATTCGGTATCGATTTGGTGATAATGAAAACCCTGTCTTGTTTCAAAAGCTCTCAACCTATGTTGACCTCCTTGATCAAGTGAGAACAGAGACATCCTTTTATCAGGATTATACTATTCTCAGTGGAGAACGTCCAGATACTTTATCCTTGCGCCTATATGGAAAGGATGATTTCTACTGGACGTTTTATATGATGAACGATAAACTCAGAGAGAGTGGTTGGCCTATTGCCAATGAACTGGTTTTGGATAAACTCAAGGTGAAATATCCCCACAGAGTTGTGACAACCAAAGATGACTTCACAACGGATTCAACTCTAGAACCCGCCTTCAAAGTGGGTCAGGTTGTGTATGGGTCTGTGTCTGGTACGGTTGGTACTATTGTTAAACGGAACCCTAGTTTGGGTCAACTTGTTATTGATACAACAAACACCGTTATTCAGGAACAAAGATCGATTAGTATCGAACCCGATGAAAACGGTTATGTCTCTTATCAGCTAACTGATGATAGAGAGAGTTTCCATAGTCCATCATTATGGCAAGTATATCAGGACGGTAATATTATTACGGAGTTTGTTGAGATTGTATTGACCAGTGGTAAGGCCAATAAGAAATTCGAAATCTCCAATATTCCATACTCAGAATCTTCCACATATACTGTGACTACAGAGATTAATATCGGAAACCCTCTTGATAATAACTTTGGTGTGGGCGAGTCTATTTACTTCGTCAATCCTGTGACTGGATTGAACGTATCCCTTGTTGTTCATAAAGAATCTGCACAATACGATGCAATTCATCATTATGAAAGAACAACATATACAGCTTACAATCTTGATACTAATACAAACATTTTAGTTGCATATACCAAGGCAGAAGCGAATGCTGCAATTGCAAATTACGATAATGCAGAAGTAAGGACAACTAAGGAATGGGTTGATATCGATCCCTATACTCAAATTGTACCTACAGGCGCAGCGGGTGTAACTGTACGAGAAAGATTTGAAAACTATAATAATGAACTAAAACAAATTAAGGTTTTGAAAAAGAGTGTTGTCGAAAGAGTAGCAAAACAGTTCTACTCTAAAATGAGAAGTTAATAATGGCAGATTTTAATACCAAAAGTACTCAGCAATGGAGATTGCAGACTGCTGTCATTACGTCAGATCGTGGTCATAATGAGGATGTGAAAAATCTAATCTCGGAACTTATTCTTTACGAAAACATTTATGTTCCTTTCGTTACGGGTAGAGTTGCTATTGCTGATAACAGTGGACTTTTCAATAGAATTGGCCCTATGGGTACTGAAAGACTTACTATTGAAATAAGATCAGAAACTCCTGGCGAAGATCATCCAGATAATACTGGAGCTATAAGCGGCAAAACCTTTGTGATGAAAGGTATCGAAAACCAAGTAAAATCTAATGCTGAGAAAACTGCCTCTATGGTAATTTTCGAATTGATTGAAGAACACGCTATTGCAAGTAATGTACAGAAAATTTCAAGAACCGTGAAGGATAATGCGGTACTAGAAATCTTAAAATGCACATCCGACATGGGGATTAGTGTAGACATTAAAGATGCAAGACCTCCTAAACAAACCAAGTGGAAAGGTTATATTCCCTATCTCAGTCCTCTAGAAACCGTTAATTGGTTAATGGAGAGGGCCACTAATGAAAAGGAAATGCCTTATGTTCTCTATTCAAATATACACACACCTAGTATCAAACTCGCTTCTCTAGATGTATTGATGGGAAAAACGCCTTTTAATCAGAATACACCATACGTATATTCTAGTGCCACAGTACAAGGTCAGGAATATCAAACTGGTGCTGCTCACTTAAATGATCTACCTTTAAAGCATTGGCATATCAATTCTATGAAGGCCAGTAAATTACAGAATCAACTTGAGATTGCACAAAAGGGTGGTGCAACTGGTTCAAGAATGACCGTGACAAATATCCACGGTTCGAATCCTATAATCCTGTCAAAACACAACTCTATCACAGACACTATTAGTAAGATGAGTAGTATGTTTAGGGGTGGAACTCAAAATGTATATGACCAACAATACAACGTTGTTGGTGCAGGCCCTATGCATGAAAATGATGCAGCGCAGATACATAAGATTGTATCTGAAAACACATACACTCAGGACTATAAGAGTTGGCATTTCGAAGAGACTATTGATGAGTATATGCCTACTTTGACGGCTAATGCGGTGAAAGCGTTAATGCAAAAGAATACTTTCACCGTAGAAATTACAGGTGCTGAATTATTAAAGGCTCAAAAGGGTGTTGGTGATACAATCCGATTGATGGTATACGCTGATAATCCTGATTTGGAAAATGCGGAACAACAAATTGATAGATTGAAGAGTGGAACTTTTCTTATAACGGCTATTGCTCATCAATTCAGAATACCGTCCCACAAAGTAAGTATGCAAGTAACTAAATTTGCAGTAGAAGATAGTTTGGGTTAATTATATGAAGACCATTCCCGTTCAGTATTATGGTGACGATGTACGATGGTTTATTGCCACCGTTATTGATGCCCGTCCACCTAAAGGGGAAAACCTAGAGGGACGTGTGCAAATTAGAATACACGGAACAATGTCTCCGTCTACACGAGATATTCCACAAGCAGACCTTCCTTGGGCACAGGTATTAATACCGACAACCGAAGGTGGAACTTCAGGTCTTGGTGCTACACCTAGACTGGAGGCTGGTACAATTGTGTTTGGTTTCTTTATGGATGGTAAGTCATCGCAGACTCCTATCGTTCTTGGTTCTCTACCTACATTTGAATATGCAAGTCCTATTCAGGTAGGACAAGACCCCGGCTTTGTTGAGGAACCGTTTACAAATCCTCGTGCAACTGTTAATGAAGATTTGGTAGAAAACTCAAACGTGGGTGAAATCAGTGAAGAGACTAGATTAGCAAGACAATCGGAAGCGATTAGATATCTTACCGCAAATGGTTGGAGCAGAGAACAAGCAGTGGGAATGACTGCGGCATTAGACATCTCTTCTGGGATGGTGACGGGTTATTCTCAAGATGGTCAACGATATGGCATTGGTGGTTGGCAAGAGACCGATGCGGAAAGACTGAGAAACTCCATAGAAAACTTTGATGAATTTGGTGATCAACTGGAGTTTGTTAATTCTGAAGCCAAAAATAGTAATCTCTCCCGTGCAAGAACATTGAGCGCTAATGATAAAAGTAACGGAAACACGGTTGTTGCAAGTCTTGAAGTACTAAAAGCAGATCAAGAAGCCCTAACAAATCGTGCAATAAATACTGCGAATACTATTCATGATCAGATGGGCGGAGGTTAATAATGGCTGTTACTAAAACTAGCGTAAACGAGTTATTACGTCTAGACAATAATAGAAATAATATTCAGAACTCCGCAACCATTACTAATGCTGTTGGGTTGGTGTCTGATCGTAATATTGCAAACAACACAACGAACTTCACACAAGTGGGTCAATCCATATCAGGCATTACGTCATTAACAGGAACGGATAATGCGGGTGAAGCGAACACAACTGGTCAGGCATTAATACAGTCTAATGACTTTGGTTTGAGACAAAGTGCGACAGACATTCAAAACACAGTTACCGCCACAATTGGTGGAGAGTTGGATGATTCTGCAAATGCTAATATTGATTCTGCGTCATGGAATGTTTTCTCACAAGAGTTCTGGGTTGATAGTACAGACTTAAGTTTATTATCAGCGAACATCAATAGTATTGGTGGTGGTGTTGGTGACACTATTGCTGGACTCATGAGATTAATTACCGCTCTGGGTGCATTGGCTGATTTGGCAAGTAACATCAACGTTGGTGCTGCGACAGGTGATGCGTTAGAAAATGCAGGCAATGCAATTACGGAAAAGGTTGATGGTCTCACAGCATCAATCGAAGCTGCGGGTGGTGAATTTAAAGGTCTTGGTGGCATAAACAGTCTAAAGGAATTAGGAAACCAATTTGATAAAATTGGGACAGCTATGGATGCTGTAACATCAAATGTATTTAAAGTTGCATCTGCAATTGATGATCCTTTAGGAACTGTTCTGGATACTGTTGCACAAGATACCGGAATTAAAGATAAGTTTAAAGAAGTTGGTAAAAGTATTACTGATATCGAGAAGGGTATTAATAAGGTAGCTGATGGTATTGGTGATACAATCGAAACCGTTCTTGATATTGCATCACCTCTTATCACTGCGGTGGCGGTTGCACAGGCCTTGACATCTTCTGGAAGTAAGGGTGGTTCTCTACAAAACAAGGTAGAGGACTATAACTCAACTTTGGGTAAATCGATCACACAAATTACTGGTGGTGCGGTATTGTCTAAGGCAGAAGTTGGTACGGTAATGGATCAACTTAATACTGGACAACCAAAAGACGTAGCTAATGCTGTTAAAACAATTGTCAGCAAGAACAAGAACATTCACCCCGATATGCTTCCTATTATCGCTGAGGTAGAATCTTATTCTAATACCAAGCAACTGCAAGATAACATCAACAATCTTGCCGTTTTACGTGGAGTTGATCCTGCAATTCTTGCAGACTTTGATGAAATTTTTGTTGCAACCGAAGACAACGTTGCTATCTTCGATACCACAATTCAGGGTAACCTCTTTGTCTCACAGAACGACTTCTTTAATCAGAATAAGAACCTGAAGAACTACGGGTCTAATTACTACACAGACCAAGCTCCGGGCGGTATTCCGAAGTTCTCAACATGTGATTCCTATGAGGAACTTGCACAAGAGGTTATGGTAACGAAACGTTCTATCACCCATCTTGTTATTCACTCAACAAATTCATATAACAACCAGTTCTTGACTGCGGCAGATATTCATGAAAGATTGACTGAACGTGGATATAACGGTATGCAGTTCCACTATGTAATTCGTAGGGACGGAACATTAGAAAGAGGTATTCCTTCGAACGTTGTTTCGGAGGTTACTCCTGTTGATTATGCAAACTATTCTATCGATGTTGTTATGGTTGGTGGGATTAATGCGGCCGCTGGTACAGAAAATCCGGATTTCTATAAGGGTATCGAATCTTATACAAGAGCCCAATTTGACACCTTGGAATCTATCCTGATAAACTTCTATAGAAGATTCCCTGGCTTGAATGTTATCGGTCATAGTGATATTGAGAACGGTTCTGATGACCCACAGTTTGACGTAAAGAAATATGTACAAAATAGGTTTGACAGATAATGGCAAAAGAAAATATAATCACAGAGAGAAGTGAAGAAGAAGGTCAACAGCAAGTCCCCCTTTATGGATTTCAAGACCCCTCTGGTGAATTTCCTCGCAAACAGTATTGGGGGGAATCCTCAATCAATAAGGCTGCTCGTGGAGATAAAATCAATGATCTAAATGTGACTGCCACATTTTCAGAAATTGATCTTGAACTGAAAGACACACAACCTTCACAGTATCCTTACAACCAAGTAAAGGAAACGTATTCTGGTCACGTAATTGAATATGACGATACCGCTGGTGGTGAAAGGATTCTGATCAAACATAGGACGGGTGCGGGTATTGAGATTCGTCCTGATGGAACGATCTATATCAGTTCGGTTGCAAATAAACTAGAAACCGTTGGGGGTGACATGCGTATCATCGTAGAAGGTGATACCAAGATGGCCTACAAAGGTAATGTTGACATGTTCATCGAAGGTAATTATAATGTTGATGTTGGTGGTAACTACAACATTAGAACCAAGGGACATAAGAACGAAAAGGTCGCTAAGAACTATCGTGATCTAGTTTCAGGTAATCGTGAAGGAACCATTAAGGGTAACCAGACAAACGTTGTTGGTGCAAGTAGAATCGAAACTGTTCTTGGGTCTACACAATATAACGCCAAAGGTGGTATGTCGTTGTCCACAGAGGGAACACTATCTCTATCTTCTGATGGAACGGTGATGTTATCTGGTAAGAATGAGGTTGCAGCTTCATCCAAGGTTGTCAACATGACAGGCATACATTGTTCTGTTATTGGTGTGACGGGTTCTTTTGGCGGACAACTTGTTGACTATGTTGGTAAGACTTATATGGGCCCTGCTGGGCCGGTTCCCTTTGCTTCTGGTGCTGCATTCTACGGTAACGTATTGGGTGGGTCTATATCAGCAATGGTATCAAAGGCATCATTGACCGCTGGGACTGCAATCTCTGCGGCCGCACTTGGTGGCGCTGCTCCTACTATTCCGGACTTTACACCTCCTCCTTTCCCAACACCCCCGACAATTCCAACTATTCCTTCTCCGTTGGTTATGACAAGTTTGTTAGGCGGGCCTTATGGTATTAAGACTGTAACAATTGATGCTGGAGACAAACTGAAAAAGAATCTTGAAGATGCAGAAGGGTATGGTGGAGTTTTCCATGATGGTGAACCCTCAACTCAAGATTTGCGTGGTGCAATGAGAGACTCGGACAATAGACAAAATCTACAACTCAGAGCAATGGCGGATGGACTTATAAGCACACAATCTCTGAATGTAAACCCTCCTGCTATTGGTAGGACTACTGGACAGAATCCATCATCATTTGTTGGTACGATTCCTCTTGGAAATACCGAAGCCAATTTGGGACAACAGGTAACATTAGGATTGGACGCTCAGACACGACAAGACGTACTTGAAGCCGAGAGGGATAGATTATCCTCATTTGGAGATTCAGCATGATTTATATTCCCAACTCAAAATACAATCCAGATAATACGGAAGGTAGACTTATCACTTCCAAACTCCCTCTCGGTAAGGGGGTGACTATTGCCACGTTTTTAGGACATGGTGCGTCTGGTATAGGACATATTGGGACAGCTGCAAAAAGATCACAACTCGCAAGAAACCTGTATCTACATGCTGAACTGTTGAATTCTGTAAATCAGGATACCAAGATATTCAAAGATGTCAGAGTGACAATTTCTGAAGGCATTTATGAAGCGGGCCCGCACGAGGTAGTTAAGGGTGACAATAAACTAAAAGAAGATGGTAGACTGGTAGTCTATCAAGTCTACAACAAACGAGGTAAGATCGATCATGCATCTACCTACGATATTGCCAAGTTCTGGAAAGACCACATGCAATACAATAGACTTGTCCTAGACTATGATCATTACAACCCCGATGGTAGTATGACTTCACAGATTTTAGTTGAGATGCCCACAGTTCCTTCTACATGGGATATTAAATTTACTCAGGTTGTGCAGACACAATATAATGGTCGTTTGTTATCAAATAAAGAACTGGTAGAAGTTCTAGAATCTGTATAAATAAACGTAGTATAACACAAGAGAGAACAAATGGCAATTAGAAGAGCTCTTTCTACCGAAGACACGGGATTGGATACGGTAACACTTGCGACTACAAGAAACCGCAAGTACATCGATTTCGATATCGCATTCACTCCAAAACCTGTATCGGGAGACCTTTATAAAAAGACAGAGGCAGCTGCGGTTAAACAGGCTGTCAAGAATCTTCTGTTGACTAATTTTGGTGAAAGACCTTTTCAACCATACTTTGGTGGAAACATTACAAGATATCTGTTTGAGTTAACAGATGATATGATTGAAGCAAGAATTAAAAAAAGGATTCAATCCGCTATCAAGGCATATGAACCTAGAGTGGATTTTAATACTCTCGTTGTGAAAACAAATATACAACCCGATTCTAATTCAATTGAGGTTACTGTGGTTTTTAGGGTTATTAACTCATTAGAAGAAATAACACTCACAACGTCTATTAATAGGTTAAGGTAAGATGAGTACAACTATTAAATCTTCAGCGCTAGACTTTGTTAATATCAAGAATAATTTAAAAAATTACTTGATTGAGAAAGGCGAGTTTGCTGATTATAACTTTGAAGCTTCTGGTCTGTCAAACATTCTAGACGTTCTCGCATACAACACACACTTGAATGCCCTTACCGCTAACTTTGCGCTTAATGAGTCGTTCCTGTCTACTGCACAACTTCGCAGTTCAATCATCTCTTTGGCAGAAGGTGTCGGTTATATTCCAGATTCAAAGAGCAGTGCAGAAGCCAGAATCCGAATGGCTCTTAACCTATCTGGTATCACGGATAGACAAAATACGATCACTGTTGCCAGTGGATATAAATTCACCTCAGTTATCGATGGAACCATTTATAAGTTTCAGACTCAAGAGACAATTCAGGCCACGGATGATGGTGCTGGATATTATAGATTTACAACATTAGATGGGTCGGCTGATATTCCTATCTACGAAGGTGAATCAAAGACAAAGACCTTCATTGCAGGCGACAATGACGAATATGCACTTTACATCATTCCCGATGTGAATATGGATATCAATACCGCTATTGTTAAAGTTTATGAGAATCCGACATCATCTTCATATATCACATACACCAATATCTTGGATGCAACTACGATCAACGAACAGTCCACGTTGTACATTCTCAAGGAAATGCCTAATGGGTATTATGAATTGAGTTTTGGTAACGGTACTACACTTGGTCAGACACCCAAGTCTGGTTATAAGATTGTGGTTCAGTACTTGTCCTGTAATGGGGAAGCCGGCAATAATGCTTTAATATTTCAACCAGCCGACACCATCAAAATTAATAACACAACAAACAGAACACCAAAGGTAACTACTCGTAGTAGATCAGTCGGTGGAGCGGAAAAAGAATCTATCGAATCTATTCGAAAGAATGCTCCTTTCCAGTATGCTGCACAGAATAGAATGGTGACTCACGTTGACTATTCTTCTCTGGTATTAAGAAACTTTTCAAATCTAATTACTGATATTAAGGCGTGGGGTGGAGAAGACAATGCGGAGCCGGAATTCGGAACGGTCTTCATGTCCATTAAGTTTAATGATGATGTTCCTGCCGATAGAATTGTAACAACCAAAAACTCTATCAAGGATTTGTCAGATCAACTTGGTGTTGCTTCTTTTGATATCAAGTTTACTGATCCAATCACAACATATATCGAACCTCAAGTGTTCTTCCAGTTCAACCCAAGGTTGACAACACTGTCATTGAACACGATTCAGGATAATGTGAGAACGGTTATCGAAAACTATTTTACTGCTGCTGTAGGAAAGTTCGAAAGTTCTTTCCGTAGATCGAACATGTTGAGTTTGGTTGATGATGTTAGTCCGGCTGTTCTCTCATCACGAGCCGATATTAAGATGCAACAGAGATTGATTCCTAGTCTTGGTGTGGAAAGAGATTACACGTTTACATTCCCTGTGCCTATTGCTGATCCGGATGATGTTCAGTATCGTGTATCATCATCATCTTTCTTCTTTAGAAACCAAACGTGTCAAATTAGAAACCAACTGAACAGCAACAAACTTCAGGTGATCAACCTTGCAACAAACAAAACCGTTGTTGATAACGTTGGAACATATACACCATCGACAGGTAAGGTCAACTTTGTTGGCCTACAGATTGATCAAATTGTGGGCGGTGGAACTTACGTGAAAATCTCGGCAGTTCCTTCTAACCAAAGTGCTATTTCACCTCTGAGAGAATATATCTTAGAACAAGATGTTGATAGAACAACCGCTAAGGGTGTTCTTGTCACAGCAACAAACTAAGGGTGTTTGAATGAGTCACGCATTAGACAGAACCCTTATCGATTTAGGTAGACGTAATTTAAATACGCAGACCTATTCGGTAGAGGATGTCATCCCTGATTGGATTGTACAGGATTATCCTAATCTTGTCAACTTTCTCAATCATTATTATGAATTTGAACAGACAGATGAATCTCCTTCTCATATAATTAAGGAGTTGTTCTTTTCACGTGACATCACACAGACAGATTTAAAACTTCTTTCTTTTATTGAGGATGAATTACTTCTTGGTCAGGCGTACTTCGAAGGGTTTGCTGACAAGAGAGAGGCTGCAAAATATTCAAACACACTGTATCGTTCAAAGGGAACTAAGTTCACTATCCAACAATTCTTCAGGACATTCTTCCAGATTGACCCTGATGTAATTTACGGTAAGGAACAAGTCTTCTTTGTTGGTGAAGATAAAATTGGTGCTGAGTCTCAGAGATATCTTACTAACGATAAACTGTATCAGATGTTTGCAATTCTGATTAAAACGGAATTATCTACAGAATCTTGGAGAGATGTATATAAACTGTTCGCTCACCCTGCGGGAATGTATCTTGCGGGTGAGGTTCAGATTGTTACGGCTGTTGATCTTGACATTGAAACTCAACCGAATCCAGGCGTATACGATGTACCTCCGTTTATTATCGAATCTACTGCCTTGTTTGCAGAACCTCTTGCGGTTACAAGTGCAACAGGTCTATTTGACTTCAACATGCCAGATGGGACGAAT